TGTAGTACAACGAGTTTCTCTACTCCAAGAAGAATCATATCTAACTCTTAGAACATCATCTGATTGCCAACGTATTCCTGCATTCGGCACAGTTGATACTTGGACTAAATTTTCTCCACTTAAATTATCTATAAAACTTGAATCTGCTGGCAATTCTCCAATTGGAAGAGGTGTGGAAGTCGGAACTCGGTTAACAGTTGAAATCGCTTCAGACGAAGGCGCTATTGTGGCAGTTACACTAACAATGATTGGAATTAGAACTTTATTTTTCATAGTTAACTATTACTAAATTTTAATTCTTCCTTTTAATAATCAACGAGATACTTATCGCTTTCAAATACAAGTAATACCCCCATTTAATAGTAGTATGAAGGATTCCTCTAATTCATGATCGATTTAAGTATATGCAATACAAAATTACACTGTTTTAAACCATAAAGTCAAATACCATTGTCTGTTGTCTTCTATTTTATAGTAAAACATGCCAAAAGAAATCAAGTACCGTAAGCTTGACGAAATACATGAACTACCTGGTAATCCTCGGTACATCAAAGATGATCAGTTTAAGACACTTTGTGATAGTATTCAAGATAATCCGGAGTATTTCGAAGCGCGTCCGATTATATTAAGCAATAGAACAGGCAAGCTTATCATATTAGCCGGAAACCAACGTTACAAAGCCGCAAAAACAATCGGAAGGGCCAGTGTTCCAACTATCCTATTAGAAGGCCTCACAGAGGAAAAAGAGAAGGAAATCATCATTCGTGATAATATTTCAAACGGTAATTGGGATTGGGATATACTGGCCAATGAGTGGAATGAAGAAGACCTAAAAGATTGGGGTTTGGAGAATATGGATTTTCCTGTTGAACCACCAGAAAAAGAACCTGATCCTATTAAAGGTGCGACTAACCGTGTTACTGTTGATTTTGATTCAGCGAGTGAGGCACTTGAACTATACAATGAGCTACTTGAAAGAGGTTTGAATGTGAAAATTAAGGACTGATCGATATGTACAATAAAAGAGTGTGGTTGAATCCTGAAGGTTCAGACTCTACCGGTTCTGTGGTAGCCTATCAAGGAGAGGTAACTGATTTAGATACTGGTAAAAAGTATCCGCAAGCGTTTTTAGAGGTGGCAGATTGCAGAAATAAAGCAAGGTTACATCTAACATCTGACGATACATTAGATGCTTTTATATGCAAGTTAAAGCTGCTTAAAAATGAAATTGAACTATTCATAAATCATCTAGAAAATGATGAATAAAGAACACGATAGAGGATAAATGGCACGACCAAAGTACGATAAAGACACTTTTCCGAACCTTGCCGAAGGGCATGCTCGTGATGGCTTAAATGATCTACAAATAGCAGCTAAGCTAGGTATTAGTAAAACTGCATATTACAAGTATCAAAGAGAACACGCGGAGTTTTCGGAGGCCATAAAAAAAGGAAAAGCTCCTGTTGATTCGGATGTAGAAAATGCATTGCTTAAACGTGCCCTTGGATATGAATATGAAGAAGTGTCAACGGAGTATGGAAAAGATGAAAAAACAGGAAAGCCCACACCAATAAAAACAAAACGTGTTAAAAAGTTCATTCCCCCCGATACTGGTGCAATTGCCTTTTGGTTGAAGAATCGCAAGCCTGACCAATGGAGAGAAAAGATAGATCACACATCAGGAGGAAAAGAAATGCAAGCTGCTGTCATTATGCTGCCTAAGAATGGAAGGGATGAAGAAGAAAATAACGATTAATGTTAAATGAAGGAAATACGACCACAAGAAGGCTTTCAAATGGACTTCCTCTCTACTCCTGCCGATATTGCTATTGGTGGAGGTGCAGCCGGAGCAGGTAAGACCTACGCCCTTTTGATGGAACCATTAAGGCATATCTCAGTAGAGGGCTTTGGTGGTGTTATCTTTCGTAGAACATCCCCTCAGATACGCTCTGAAGGTGGATTGTGGGATACTTCAAAGCTCTTATTCCCTATTGTTGGTGCAGCACCACGAGAATCAAGCCTTGAGTGGATATTTCCTTTAAAAGATAAGAGCAAGAGTATTAAACTTAAGTTCTCCCACTTAGAATATGAAAAGAACGTGCTCGACTGGCAGGGCTCACAGATTGCCTTTATCGCCTTTGATGAGCTCACACACTTCTCTAAAAGCATGTTCTTCTACTTATTATCGCGTAACCGATCGACATGCGGAATTAAGCCATATGTAAGAGCCACATGCAACCCTGATCCTGATAGCTGGGTGGCTGATTTTATCGAATGGTGGATTGATCAGGACACAGGTTTTCCAATACCCGAAAGAGCCGGTAAGCTGCGCTACTTTCTTAAAGATGGCGATAGCATTGTTTGGGGTGACTCAAAAGATGAAGTACTTGAGCGTTGTCCTCATATTGTTGAAACAGTTCTTAATGCTGAACCCGATACGGATCCGAAATCATTGGTTAAGTCAGCAACGTTTATACCTGGTAGTATCTACAATAACAAAGAGCTATTAAAAAATGATCCAGGCTATTTAGGAAACTTATTAGCACAGGATGAAGCAACCAAAGCTCAATTATTAGAAGGTAACTGGAAGATTAAGACCGATGGCACCGATATCATCAACTTTATTAAGATGAAAGATGTGTTCACCAATGAATTTGTTGAAGGTGGACGTAAATGTATTACTGCAGATATCGCACTTAAAGGTTCTGACCTTTTAGTTATTGGCGTGTGGGATGGTTTCAGGCTTATTGATATTGATGTATGGCCTTTAGCTAAAGGAAATGATATTATTGACGCCCTAAAGGCAATGGCAAAGAAATACAAAGTGCCTCAAAGTCAGATTGTGTATGATGATGACGGTGCAGGATCCTTTATTGATGGCTTTATAGAAGGTGCTGTTGCTTTTAACAACGGTGCTCGTGCAGTTATGGGTGAGAACTACCAGAACCGCAAAACACAGATGTACTATAAACTTGGCGAACGCATTAATGCCGGTGAGATGTATATCAGTCCTGATGTAGCCAAAAAGATAGTTAACAAAAAAACTATCAAAGACCATATCATCAATGAAAGACGTGCTATTAAGCGCGATAAAATGGATATGGACGGTAAGCTTCGTATTATTCCTAAAGATGAAATGAAGAACATTATCGGTCACTCTCCTGACTTTATGGATATGATAATGATGCGTGAGTTTGTGGAATTTCTTGATGCTCCAAGAGACGAAACACCAAAAGACAAGTCCTCATACGGCTTCTTCTAATCCCTCAAAACATACACTTCTATTTTATACTGTGTTCGCTGCTATGGCGAACGAGACTAATCATGAATTACTAAAAACTAAAACTATGAAGTACGTTAAACGATTCTTTGCATGCCTCCTACAACCCTTTCAAGCCGAATTAAACACGACGACTTCCGGCTTATGGAGGTGAGAACATTAAACGAACGATTAACATTAAAAAGAGGATTGAAATTATGAAAATATATCACAATGTAGACCAGATTGTTTCAATGAGGTCATTTGAAGCTCAGGAATCAGAACGATTTAATTTTCAAAAAGAGCGTAAATTTTTTGGGAAGATAACTCAGGAAGAAGGATGGTATTTCAACCCTCCATTCTGCATAAATTCATACCCTATTGCAGAGTATGAGGATGAGATTAACAGAAGGTGGTTTTTTAATGATGGTAAGTGGTGGGTCAAGCCATATTTACGCCTTTGGTTGGCAGATGACTCAACTTATGATATCCGTTGTGAAACCATCGAAGAGTGTGAACTCAAACGAAAAGTTATAATTAACATGTCGAACAGTAGATATTTACAGGTATGAAAACAGCAATACAAATTATCGTCATTTTACTTCTAATCCTTTGGGTTGGAGGTTTTGAATTTTCACTTAAACCTTTCGTCTTCAAATTCAACGATTGGAGATTACTATTTGCTTTAGTCTGCCTTACTATGGCGTTATCATTTTATCAAAGCCAGGCGCGCCTAGATGGCTACAAAAAAGGCCTGAAAGATGGAATAGCCGGATATGAAAAAGAAGTTAAAAAAGAGTTTCACTTAATACCGAAGGAAGATGAAGAACCCAGTTAGTATGATTTTAGACGCCCAACAAAAGGGTATTCCAACCTTTACAATAAAAGGAACCGACAAATATGCAGTTGGAGCAATTAGACATTATTATGCTTTATTATTAAAGGATGATAAAGTATCAGAACATTACAAAGCAGAAATTAGACATTTCTTACTTGAATTTGAAAGATATCATATTGGCGGCTTAACTAAAATTCCTGACTGATGAAAACACTACACCTTAACCTCATCCGCCAATGGTTTGACAT